TGTAAACTTGTGGCGCCAAAGATTTGCCAGAAATAACATCAGTTTTTGTAATTGAAGGTGTTGCCCCTCCTGCGCCCTTAGTTTTAACTGTGCTAATAATTTGTGCACCAGTATCCATTGAAGTGGCTTCTGGAGCAAGTTTTTCTTGTATTTGTACTGGGTTTAATAATTCTTGTTCAAGTTTTATTGCAGTTTGCGAAACATGAGCGCCGGGCTTGACATACCCCAATGTACTTATGTAAGAATTTGCCAATCTTTGAACTTCTTTATCTTCTGGGTATTGGCTTGCTATTCTTTTAATTGTGGCTTGATATACGTTAGGGTCTTGAATCCCTGCGTAACCTAAAGAACCTAAAGCACTTCCAAAAATATCTTTTTTATCTTTTGTTAATGAACGTTTTGCGGTTTCTGCTTCAGCTTGGTTTTTATATAAAGTTGAATATTTTGTGATTTCATCACCAGCAGTTAATGGCGCAATTTTAGGCAACGTTTCATTAATTTTATGCAAATCAATTTTGCCATCTTCATTTAAAAAGTTGCTTGGGTCAGAAAAAAATTGCTTTTTAGCGATATTTTCGTCATTAATTCTTTGTGCTTGCTCTAAATCAATTCCACCTTTTTGTAAATCTTGTTGGGCTTTTTGTTGAAGCAAAGGGTTGATTTGTTGTGCTTGTTGGTATGCTTGTGCTCCTTTGGCAATACCAATCATATCCGCTAACGATGTTTGCGGTTGTTGCGGAACATTTATAGGTGCAAAGTTAAATCCGGCCATATCATTCCTTTATTGTATAGGCGCACTATTATTTGAACCAAAATATGTTTGTAGCCCACCCGGTTGTGCAATTTGGGCTTGAGTTGGGCTACTGTAATTTGTTGGGGCTACGCTATTGTTTTGGTTTAACAAAGAATAAAGGGTTGCATTGCTTCCTAACTGGTTTATAGCGCCCCCATAAGCCTGTGCTGCGCCAACTTGGCCTTGCCCTAATGCGCTTGCTGCACCAACACCTAATTGCGCATTTGTATTTGCTAAATTAGTACCGGCTGTATTTGCTGCGCTTTGCCCTGTTTGGCCTATACCGGCTATACCGGCTAGTGTGTTGTAAATGTTTGTGCGCTGATTTTGAAAGTTGTTAAAAGCATTTTGGTAAGCATTACCGGCAAAGTTTTGGGTAAACTGTTGTAAACCTTGCGCTGCGTTACCACCGCCACCAGCTACGTTGTTAAGCGCATTGGTTGCGCCTTGGCCTTGCTGAAGTTGAAATGCGTAGTTAGGGGCTAAGTTTGCGTTTAAATCTTGATCGCCAAATTGACGGGTTAAATAGCCTGAACCTTGGCCAACCCCTATTGGGTTGCCGTTAGCATCGTATTGTTGGTAAGTGCCTGAACCAAGTGAACCCAAAGTATTTAATGCGTTATACCCAGCAGTACGTTGGGGCGCTTGTTGGGCATTGATTGTATTGAAATTGGCTTGCTGTTGCGCTTGGGCATTGGCAGCGGCTTGGGCTTGTAATTGAGCAGCGTTTTGCGCAGCAGATGCAGATTTGTTAGCGCCTAATAACCCACCCAAGGCAGAAGCAGCTAAACCGCCCCCAGTTGTACCTAATGCCGATAAAGCAGAAGAACCAAGGCTTCCTAAACCAGATAATGCAGAACTACCAAACCCTTCGATAGCTGGTAGTGCCAAATCAGCAACACCAGAAATTGCAGTTGCTACCCATGACATAACTTATCCCCTTTTAATTGGTTGCTTGAGTCAAACAAAGCTAGTTCATCAGGCTCAATTAACTCTTTCTCGATTTTATCTAAATTAGTCTTATTAGTCTTGTGAAATGTAATACCAATTGCATCCGTCACCGCTAAAGTAACACGTTTTGTACCCGGTTTGGAACAAATAACGTCACCAGCGTACAAATGCTTCATTCCACCTTCTGACCACGCAATAATTTCACCCTTGGCGCATAAAAAGAAATGGTCTTTTTTATGTACCTTACCCACAATTAACGTACCGGCTGGCCTTGTTAACTTACGGCAATACATTCCACCAGAAAAATAATGCTCGGTTTCTAATTGCGCTTGTGGCATAACCGCCATTTCACGCTGAAGCCTGTCTATTTCTTCGCGGGTGGGTATGTGTTCTTTTGTTAGTTCCATATTAATTATTGTAATAAGGTACTTTATATTGCTGACCCTGAACCGTAACTATCATAAACCCCGCCGGTTTGGCCGGAAGCGTTGCGTTGCCCTGTGTGGCCGTTGCTGCGCTTTTAAAGTTTAAGAAGTTAAGAAAATATTGCATCCACGGCCTACTTAGCCGGTTTGTGGTAGGGTCAAGAACCGCAGCTTGGGGTATTTGGGTAGTGTTGTTCAACTTTCGCCCTCACTAGCTTTTAGGTTACTAGACACAATAACCGCCTTTACGGGGTCGGTTACCACAACTTCAAAAACCCTGTCCCTAGCAGTACCCAACCGGCGCCATATAGCCCTGTTCCTGTACTTGCCCTGTTGGCCAATAGAAACCCAGTATTCACGCGACCATGTAGAACCACCATCACTTGACCAACGCAACATAGCCTGTGGGTTGCTGTACGGTTGGCTAGGCAATAATTGGTTTGGCACGCCAATTACGATTACGTCATTTATGCCAATAATAAACGTTTCGGATACTGCGATTATTAAATTATTTCCAACAATCGTACCGGTTTGCGTGGTTGGCCCAACGGAACCAACGCCCGGCTGGAACTGTATTTGTAATTCATCAAAGAATTGCCTTTGGAAGTCCGTCACCAAGTGCGGGGTACGGCGTAAGCGCCTTACGTTTTGGCCGTTGTCTGTAAAGTTTGTGGGGTCTAGTTCGTATATTTGGCCGTTTTCCCAGTCACCCACCAACACCATATTCTGAAACACGGCAGAGCAATTAGCCCGGCAACGGTGGTACTGGTTGTTATTGTCGCACCATAGCCACTTGTGCCACATTTCGGTGGATATGTCGTAAGCCCATGTAATGTCTATGGACGGAAACGAAATAACGTAAACTTCGTGGCCTTCCAACTGGTAGGTAAACGCAACCGCGTCAGATACCACTTGGTTAACCAACGTATTTTCTACCGCATGGTTACTTATGCGCTTAGGAATGTAGCCTTCCATATACATAACTTGGGACTGGCCACGAATGTTACGGCTTAGGTAAGCAAACGAATTACCAACCCTTGCAACGCTGAACTTGGCCACAATGCCGTGCTGGGTAGATGTGCCGGGTATTCTTTGAAACGGAAACGGAAAGGTTCCAGCATCCACCCAAACTTCGGAAGATTCTTCACCCATTAGGTAAACTTCGCGGTGGTCAACAATTAAGGAAACCAAATTATCAGGCGCCCCGTCCTTATTACCATAAGACAATGCCGGTGTAATAGGGCTAAGAATATTAGAAGCCGCCCATTGCTGTGTGCCTGTGTGGTTGTACACAAAGTAATTGTCCACAATGTCTACAATATCCGCACCCTGAAACGCACCGTCTGTGCTTGGCAAAATGCTGAAGTTCAGCGCATACATTGTTTCGCTAGTGGCTTCGGTTTGGCTTGGGCTAACCACATAGCTACCCGTACCGCCTGTACCCGTACCAAAGGTTAGGCTTAAAGTTAAACCTGAACCTGAACCGTTTGTGGTGGTGGAAGCCGGGTTTATAGGCTGGGCAGTATATGTGCCTTGGCTGCTAACCGTTAAGCCTGTAACTGCCCCGCTAGACACGCTAGACACCGTATAAACCTGTGGCGTAGAACCGTAAACACCGCCCACTACGGTTACTTGGTCGTTCACCGCGTACCCAGTTCCCGCAGTTGTAATGGTGTAGCTTAAAACAATACTGCTACCTAGCGCCGTTATAACCGTTTTAGAAGTTACGCCTGAACCCTGAACCGTTTGGCCGGGATATAACGTACCACTAGCCACCGCCGTAACACTTAACGTAGTGCTTGAAATAGTACCCGTAAACACCGCAGCAACTGGGGCGCTGTTCATGGTTTCGGCTGTGCTAATTGTTTGGCTTAAATTAATGGTGTACGTTCCAATACCGCCAGAACCCGTGCCGGTGCCTGTAATTACGGTTTCGGCTGCAACCCCAATACCGAAAAGGCTTTGCCCTGTGGCTATAACCCCGTTTTTAACCGCTGTTACGTTTAGGGTAGTACCGCTTATGGTGGCCGTAAATACCGCGCTAGACGGGCTATTAATGCGCCATGCGTACCTGTTTGTGCCGTCAGTAATGTAAACGTATAAGCCGTTATCCGTAATGCCTACTTGCCCGGTTGTGGTGGTTAACTGGCCTACGATTGTGGGCACTAGATTAGACGTTAGCGAATAAACATAAGCCCCGCAAACCACAATTAACTGTGTGCTACCGGACAATGTTCGCATACCACGAACCGGTGCTTTGTTTTGCAGTACAACCGCAGAAGTAAGGCCGGGCGTTGGGTAAAGCGCTACCACCCCGCGTGTGCCGGGGGCTTTAAGCGGGTCTACTTCGGGGCGCCAATTGATTGTTTCTTGGTCATCTTGGTAAATAGACGGCGCAGCGTAAGACGGGCCAACAAAGCCAAATTCGGGCATTATTTAACCCCCGTCATCTAAAGAACCCGCCAGACAATATCCAACCGGCATCTTTCTGGCGGCCTACCAACAAGGCATCCGCATAAGTAGAAACCACCGGTGGGCGTAGGTTTGTGCGCTTAACCGTTGACTTAGACTGAGCTGCAAACTTGGTAATCATTGCTATTTGGGTGGGTGAAGCCTTGCCGTACATAGGCATTAGGCGTTCAGCAAGGCACCAGCGAAGCGCCATGTTATAGCCTTCAGGCAGCGTTATAACGTCATTTATGGTTGTGAATTTCTGAAATAACTGGTCAACAAAAATGTGCATTTCGCCCTGTGCGGGGTTTGGCCAAACGTAAATATTGCCTAACGTTTCAGTTGGTTCGTAATAAACCGCTTTTGGCCACGGGCCGTTTAGCGTTTTAAGGCCAATCATTTCGTACTGTTCTAGGTTCAGCACCGCAACTGGGTAGTCTAGGCCACCGTTATTAATAGGTTGCCCGTTTGAATTTGTGTTAATACGAACAAAACAAGAACGCAACTGTATAGGGCGTTGGTAATAGCTTGTAATGGTTGTGCTGTTAACGTACTGGTTTATGTTGACCAAGTAAGTACCAGCTTCGTTTACGTTACCACCGGCACCTGTTAGCATTTGCTTAATGGTAGTGCCGGGTTGTATGCCGTTACCGCTTAGGGTTTGGCCAAGGCTAATGCCACCGCTGTTTATGCCTGTAACCGTTAGTATGTTTCCGGCAATAGAACCGGTAAAGTTTGCGCTTATTTGGCCACCGGGGCCGATTGTGTACTGTACTTGGCCGGGCGTTATAGGAAATATGATTTCGTTCTTGTAAAACACCATCATATCTTCGTTAGACCATTGGTCTAGCATATCCTGAAGCATATCGTAGGCATCTGTGGCTGCTTCTGGCGTGGGTGTTTCCCCGGCTTCTAGCGCCCCAATGTCTTTAAGCGCCCTAGAAATCACGTCTATTGGCATTGTCATGTTAAACCGCCCTATAACTTAGGTGTAAATACTTGGGGTTTCCAAGGCGGGACAATAGATTTCGACTTTTCTAAAAGCGCCAATTGTTCCTCTAGCCTAGATTTTATTACATTTGCGCCGTCTCGCATAGCATCGTTTTCAATCCAACCGGCCACCATTTCTTCGGTAACTTCGGCAAGTGGCGTGCTAAGAACGGGGTTTGTGAAATACCAGTTGCCCTCAGTATCAACTGTGTTTGTACCGTCAGTCAGGCTTAAATGGTACTTTGCATGGGTAATTAATTCACCCTCTGCGCTTAGTTCCAGTATTTGCCATTTGTAATTCATGCTATCAAAGCAGTTATTTCTGCTTGTGTTAAACCAAGGGCAGTCAGCTTTGCAAGTGCAGATGCTTTTGCAGATGCTTCAGCTTCTTGTTGGGCTGTGTATG